GAAAAATATTATAATCATGAAGAAGCTTTCAATTCTTATGAGTGTTTAAGCATCAAAGTCATTTAGATCAAAATCATAATTTTCAGGGAAGTATTTTCTCATAAAAGTTTTGTTTATATCTATTGTCACACTATCTGGGGATTCTTTCTTGTTTAGATGTAAAGTAGTTTCATAGCACACCAATAGTGAGTAATACACGTATTTTGCTAAACTTGATTTTCTAATTAGCTTGATCACTTCCACAATCACTTCTCTACTTATCTTCCTACTTGATACAAACATGCTAGCAATTAACCTATACTTCAAATATTTTATCCTTTCATATATCGATCTTCCCTGATACAACTTTGGTATTATCACCAGATCATTAAGAAAATCAGACTCAATCACAAATTCTAATATATCTGACTCAAAATTTCCCTCTAAAAAATCTGATTCAACATTTGTGTTAAGCATTTCATCAAAGTCAAACTCAACTTTCATTTCCTCTTCTTCTTCATCAGATTCTACTGTGTCCTTCCAATCTATGTTCAATCGCTCAACAGTAGATACTTTTAGAGTAGGCCTGGCAACTATTAAGTTTTTTATCAAAGAATTAACATCTTTCTTAAATAAATAATCTTCATCAAAATGAGTTGAGAAAGCACCAATTGAGCACAACGATATAAAATCCAACCCAAATATCTCTATATTATCTACTTCTGGCACAAATCTGCTCGGTATGAACCCTATTTCAACAGATAAAGTTACTTTTCCTATTTCATCCAGCAGCAACATTCTGTCCTCTGAGATCTTACATCTAAAAGTGCTTTGATAAACCATAGGTTTGTACTGTTGATCTTGAATATCAAAACCATAACCAATATTTAAAATCTTATCATCCTTCAGTGTGTAATCACCCTTATCTAATTTCTTTATGAGATCACTAAGACTGATTTCAAGTGTGTCAGCTATTTCCTTCAGAAGTGAATGCAGCATGTTTGGATTATTAGCATTATGCTTCCTAAGAGAATACCTATTACGCTTATCTATAAAATTTAAAGTTAAAGAGGATGATCCACAGAAGGATATGAGCTCAAAGTTTCCTGTATACTTCCCATTGTAGAACTTTTGCTTTGTGCTCCAATAGTGACTTATTATGTTTAACTCACCTGTCCACTCCTCTACATTACCTATAACACCGAGAGAACAGCAGATCATGAAAAGTCTTTTTTTATTTTTCTTAAACACTTGGGGATCAGTGAAGTAGTAATTCAGATCTGACAGTGGTATCTTGGTTAGATGAGTGCTCCCATTATTCGTTATCAGTCTGCATATTTCATAGTTTATTATTGAGTTAATCTCATCATAAGACATCTTTGATTTGGTACTAATGTAAGATTCAGATTTTAGATCTAATCTATTCAAGAGTGAGGGAGTCATATTTCTTTCAGTCATGTTCTTATATGTACCCAAAATATCATCTGACCCTGGACCATAGATAACACCCTTGAAACTCTTATCTCTGAGATTGTTCATTTTCATGAACATATTGAACATTGCTTTTATCCTAACGTCCCGATCACCAGAAAATGAATTCAAAGTTTCTTCCATGGAATCTTTGAACCAAGGAAAATGTAGTTTCAAGAGCTTAACATCTCTCATCAATATATGATTCTCATAACTGTCAATCATATTTCCACCCCACACACTGGTTATGACTTTGTTTAAAGGGTTCTGTAATTTGTGACTAATTTTATGGAGTGATAATTTTTGAACAGTTTGTATTTCGAATGGATTCCTATAATATGACTCTGTTTTTGAATTGACCTTATTGAAGAAAAATTCATATTCTGAGTGCCTTGGATATATGAACTTGATTTGTTCATCTAAGTTTATGGATTGGTCTCTACTAATCATCTCTATCAAACATTCTTTGTATGTTCTTTTAGTGTAGTCACCCATTATGTGAAATGCTTGTGCACTAACAGTTGCAGAAACTCGACCATAATATATTGAGGGTGATATCATCTTAACAGCCTCTCTAGCACCTATAACATACAACTTCTGGCAAACTCTGAGTCTAACTTCATTCAGATCACTTGGTTTGTTAAACATTATCAAAGGATTATCCATAAGTCTCTGGTTTATATCTTCTGAAGTCATACCACATATTTCCTTCATTCTGTTCAATTGATGTATAGGCCCAGTGCTAGCCTCTATCCTCAAGAGACCACCTATATTAGATTCCGAATCTTCCAGCTCAACCATGTAGTCTAATAAAGTTCCATCCAACATCCTGTGTGAATTGTTAAATAATCTTATTTCATTGTGGGTCAATGATGACCGATTGGACAGGTATATTTGATAATTCCAAAATTCTGGGCCGAACATCATCATTAGACATGGATCAAAGATTGGGTAATGACCCATATGATATGGCATTATTTTTATGTCAAGGTTTGACATTGAGTTATGACCAGACTCGTGTGTGTGGTAAATTGATTCACAATAATTTTTGTTTAGAAGGTGAGAGAGCAAATATAGATCCAATGAGCCTCCATTTTCCACTATTTGTCTACTAGATGAGTAGCATTCTTTAACCATTCTGTGAAATGAATCAGTATTTGGCATATGAACGGATGATAATGAAAATTTTATAGTTGCAGGGACCAAATTCATCCCACTCATGAATAAGGAATTAAATTCCCCAATCAATGGGTTTATGCTTGATTTAGAAGCTGAAGTTCTACAGTTAAATAAAAGTTCTGAAATTCTCTGACATTTCATGAAAAGTTTCAACTTCATCATTGGAAATGATTTGTTTCTTGTGATCTCCGGGCAAAATGAAGTGTAAGAGTCATCAGAAGATAGTACATCAAAATGATCGTTTGAATCTAATCCAGATTTTAAACAACAGATTCGATATAATTCATTTCTAAAAGAAATCATATGAAGATGCAATAATGATGAGGTGAAATGTAATATCCCTTGCCCCATATTTGACTCATTAGGTATGGATAAATTTCTAGTCAGAAGAAATCTGTTCTTCACATCTTGTAGATTAGGATTTTTGTGAATTTTAGCATTTCCATCATCAATAAACCAGGCTTTAACCAATCTATCAGGTAACAAACACGTTTTGTTTTGGTGCTTAATGAGGATGTTTACTATAAAGTTGAACAATGGACCCAATTCCTTCTGAAATTGGGTGAAACAATATAAAAATTGTATTGGGACAAAGCTAGGACCCCATTTTGATTTATCCATGGTAATGTGAATTTGAGCTCTTTTACCACTAAGTCTTTTTGAGTTTTAAAAGAAGAGACTTAACTGATTCATTTTTGTTCTTTCCATGTGTCAAAATCTCCCTATTATCAAATGAGCATATATTTCTCGATAAAGTTTCTAAAACATTGATGTTTATCCTGTTGGTTATTGGCAATATCAAGATCTCTCTAACGCCCCCTATCTGATTCTTCTTGAACACCTGATAATGAGTTGGCTCGTTTTTAAATGCTTCAACAATATGAAATGATTTGAAGAAGCCCTGATCTAATAGTGATAAAACACCCTGTATACATTTTCTTCTTGGGTTCTGACGCAATATATGTGGTTTGTGTATTGAACTTTCATATATTGAGCTTGATTTGAATGTAGCATATTCATCCAATGTTTTGTTTAAATTGATGTTAAGAGCGGATTGTTTCATTTCAAAGTTGTGATGATCTTTTTGATGAGCTCTATGAAGTAATGAACCAATTTCAATTGCCTTTCTTGAAAATTGATGAGTGGATGGATTGTTTATAATGTGTTTAGCAAATTCAATATCATCAAGATCTGGTTTGTAACCTAAGTGAAAGCCCCTTCCTTTGACTTTCTCAAAGTTGTTCTCACCCTCAAGGATTTTATCCAAAATTTGAAAACTAGAATGAGTTGGGTCATCTTGGTTCTTATTAAACAACATAGTAAAGTACATCTCACATAATATTTCATGAAATTCAACATTTTGAGGTGGGTCAATACATATCCTCGGAAGAAGTATAATAGAGCCACCAAATGAATCAAACATATTCCCTGTTTTTGGATCCACTCTAACTTTTCCAAAAGAGACATTACCCTTTGGTTTCCAAGATTTCATTGACTCATAATAATTTATTGCTTTTTTTAAGAGATAAAGTTGAAGAGGAGATCTGATGGCATCAGACATTTTATCAAACACATCATTATATCTTGGCCACAAGGATATGGATGTCATAATCAAATATCTATAATTTTGAATCATCTTGGATGTTGATCTTCTGTTTTCCAGATATATGGATATTATCATCCCCAGAGTGTTAGTGTCATCTTGATTCATGTGATTAATTAAACTCACACTATCGATTGATTTAACAAAGAGATTCTCCATAAGCTCATCTGATAAATTTTGATCTTTGTTCTCATTTGATGATTTGTAGTTTCTCTGTCTATTGATGTAGTCTTTTATATTAGGTCTAGATTTCATTGATATGTAGGTGGTGTAAGCCATCAAGACTTTATCAAAACATCTAACATAATGTTCAAGTCTGTGAACATCAGCTGATAACCAATCACTGTGGAGTAGGTTTCCTGATATGTTTAATCTTTTGAAGAAAGGATTATCATTGAGCTCATGATCATAAACAACATCAGGGTCTATCAACACTTTAAACCAACATAAGTTAACTAGTTCGCCACATCTAAGTTTCGGACCTGGGAATATTAAAATAAAAACTCCCTTATAACCTGTTGATTTAAAAACAAAATTCCTTCTTCTGTCACCTCTCATAGCATTAATGTTAACTTCTCTATATATACTTTGACAGAACTTCAAATAAGTTATTCCTGGCCCAGATATGTTTTGTATGGATTCCATATTACCAAGAACAGTTCCTGTCTCATGTAAATTATTTTTCTTGGAAAGGAGAAATAAAATTTTTGATATAGAGCTAACATCTAATTCAGGGAAAAGTGCTAATCCATTGTGCTTCTTTTGTTCTTCTATATGCTCAATTGAATTCATGGATATATACCTCTTCCGGCCGGGACCTTCAAAAGCAATCAGTCTAGAGACTTCTGATCCCAAAGAAATTTTAGCTAAGAAATCATCATTGTCTATTATCTCCTTCTTACCAATTTCATGAAAATGATCTCTGAAGACATAGCCAATATGAGATAATACAGGATCTGTTGATGCTACCATCTTTGATGAGAAATTTGAGCAGTCAATAAAGTCTTCTGTTGTACTTCTCATTGATGAATCATCACCCTTCATATCCAGAAATGGGAGTGGAAGAACACTTCTGAATTTAAAGCTGTTTGCTCTGAGTGACATATTAGAAAGAAATTTGTCTGGTGAAAATTTATCATCTACTGTCATTGGGTCGTGAACGTCAAGAACCATAGTGCTAATCTCATCCATAAAGGCCTCAATTCCCTCTTTATCCAATTGATTAAAGGAGGGATCTGATTCATGAAAACATTTGCTTGGAAGATTCTTATGAGATTCCATATAATCTGATTTACTGTAGTTTAATTCGATCTTTGATTCAATATAATTGTTAAATTCAAGGAATAGTTGAAATCCCTCATCTGTCTCATGGATGAGTGATAGTAGTTCATTAAATCTCTCACAAATATCATAAATAACTGTGAGATGCAAATCATCTATCCCGTATTGGATTAGTTCATCTCTGTTGATGTAAGGGTCCTTACTATAAATGAAGAATGTTTTATATGAGACAGAATAACCAGATTCTTTCAACATATGAATGAGTAAGGAATATTTGCTTAACTTTGCTTCTTTAGCTTCGAAGGACGATGAAACAACAACTTCAAACATCTCAACTTTGTTTGAATCATAAATTTCTAAATAATCAGGTGTTAAATTAGAAACTTCTTTGAAGAAACTACTGCTGAACTTATATCCTTGATTGGAATATGATTTTATAGATTTTTCACCATATTTTTTGTTGAGTTTTGAGCAAATGATCATATGTATGATATTGTGACGAGTTTTATACATCATCTTGTAATCAGTGAGAGTTAGGACACAAGAAGAATCCAATCTTTTGATACCCATGAGTTGCTCATGAATTTCAGTTTTGGAGAAAAGATTTCCAAATCTCATCCAAATTTCATTAGAGAGACTATCAGTCTTTTCTTTCACATCAATTTTGTTCTCAGTCATGTTTAAATATTTTGTCC